CGTGTGGCTAAGGCACTTAAAGGGTTGTTGCGTAAATATCGTTGGATATCTTCCGTAGAAGAAAAGGGAGATGCAGCGCGTATCCACTTTGGTGTTGTTGCCCAAGATATTCAAAAGGCTTTTGAGGATGAGGGTCTTGATCCGTTTAAATATTCTATGCTTTGCAAAGAAACGTATTGGGAGACAGGAGTAGATGAGGAAAGAGTTGTATACAAGACTGCAGAAGAAGCTCCTTCGGACGCGGTAGAGAAAGTTGTTTGGGCTGTACGATATTCAGAACTTCTAGCGTTTATTATTGCGGGGTTGTAAATGGCTTTTACAGATCTTCGTTTTAAAGCAGGCATAAACAAAGAAATTACTCCGTACTCTGAGGAGAATGGTTGGGTAGATTGCGATAAAATTAGATTTCGGTTTGGTTACCCAGAAAAACTAAATGGCTGGGTAAAAAATAGTGCTAGATCCTTTCTTGGTATATGCAGAGGCTTGCACAATTGGAGAGCATTAAGTGGAGAATCTTTCTTAGGTCTTGGAACACAGGTAAAATATTACATTCAAAAAGGTTTAGATTTTAAAGATGTTACACCTCTTCGTCTTACCTCTACTGGGAATGTTACTTTTTCTGCTACTAATGGATCTTCCACTATAACGGTTTCAAATGTAGAGCATCGTTGTGTTGTTGGTGATTTTGTTACGTTTTCTGGAGCCGCATCTTTAGGCGGGAATATAACCGCTGCTATTTTAAATCAAGAGTATCAGGTCACATCTGTTGTAGATGGGAATACATATAAAATATCTGCACGTACTATAAGTACAATTTCGAGTATTACTGTAGATGGGGCGTTAAGCCCAACTCTTGTAACCGCAAATAGTAGCGATACAGGAAATGGTAATTTTCAAGACAGCACCGTAGACACCACAAACGGCGATGCTACGTGTACGATGGACAGCACTGCTTCTCTTGTTGTTGGGTCTTCTATCTCAGGGACAGGCATTCCTGCAAATACTACAGTTGCCTCTATAACAGACGCTACCACGTTTGAGTTAAGCGCAAATGCAAACGCTACAAATACCAACATCACAGCGACTATCAATAGCACAGCGGCAGCGTATCAGGTTAGTGTAGGATTGAATACGGCTGTTCCCGGTACAGGATGGGGTGCTGGATTGTGGGGCGGGACTAATAACGCTGCAAATCAAACAACGCTAAATGGAGCGATTACAGACGCCGCTGCTACAACGATCACGCTCTCATCTGCTGCAAGCATTGTCGCGGGTGACATAGTTATGATTGGTACAGAGCTTATTCTTGTTGGGGGCATAAGTTCCGATAATATTACGGGATGCACTAGAGGACATCAAAATACCGTGGCNGCTACACATGCTAATGGCGCAGTAGTTCGGTTAACCACTGGAAATTCTATAGTCGCAAATGATTTTAACGGTTGGGGTGAAGGAGTAAACACTGGTGTTTTAACTTCAACATCAGGATTGCGTATTTGGTCACATGATAATTTTCAAGAAGATCTTCTTTTTAACGAAAGGCACGGTCAGATATATTTTTGGGATAAAACAAATGGTGTAACAACGCGAGGTGTAGAGCTTTCAACGTTAGTGTTTATTGATTTTCTAGGTAACACAGTCCCTTGTACTTCAGTCCCACAGAAATGCTCTCAAATATTACTATCAGACAGAGACAGACATGTCATTGCTTTTGGTGCAGATGGTCTTGGTGCCACATCTTCAACAACTAAAGGAAACGGTATTCAAGATCCTATGTTGATAAGATTTGCCAGTCAAGATACTCCCGTTGATTGGTTTCCGACAGACACGAATACAGCAGGTGATCTTCGTATTGATGCAGGATCGCAGATTGTTCAAGCTATAGAAACCCGTCAACAGATAGTAGTTATTACAGACGTTGCTGTATATGCAATGCAGTTCATAGGACCACCTTTCTTTTTTGGGATAAATCTAGTCTCATCTAATATAACTATAGCAAGCCCAAAAGCTGCAGTTGCTGTAAATGATATTGTTTATTGGATGGGTAGCGGAGAATTTTATAGTTATGGTGGTTCAGTGCAAAGAATCCCCTGCACGGTAAAAGATTATGTCTTCGATAATATAGATAACAATCAAATAGAAAAAGTTGTGGCTGGATCTAATGTTTCTTTTGCAGAGATTTGGTGGTTTTATCCTTCTAGCGGATCGACTGAGAATGATAGGTATGTCGTTTATAATTACCAAGAAAATATTTGGTTCATAGGTAATTTAGGTAGAACCGCATGGTTGGATCGCGGCGTGGGTCCGTTACCCTTGGGTACTGGTTCGGATTACTATTTGTTCAATCATGAGACAGGATCTAAAGCAGACACTTCCGCTATGACTTCGTTCATAGAGAGTGGAGATATGGATGTATCTGGTGGTGATCAATTTAGTTTCATATCTAGAGTTATACCAGATTTAAAATTCAGAGAGTCTGTGGACGATGGAGCGACACAAGTAGATTTTATATTCACCGCTAAGAATGCGCCGGGTCAAGTTGCTCAAAGCACAGAAACAGATACTGTTAATAAAACTATATCAAACAGTGTCGGTGTATATACAAATCAATATCAAACGCGGTTAAGAGGTAGGAGCTTTACTTTTAAAGTTCAATCGACAGATCTTAATGTACTTTGGCGTTTAGGCACACCCCGCATTGATATACGTTCAGATGGGAGAAGATAATGTCANTATCCCCTGTACCCTTTTTTCCTGTCCCACCACCTCAATATTCACAACAATATCTTGCTGAGATTACTAGGGCATTTGCTACGTTTGCACAGCAAATCAACAATCCTGCTTTGGCAAAGCCTGTTCTTATTGAGATTCCCACATCAGCACAAAGCGGTGATGAGGTTGGGACTGTATACGAGAGCAATACGATACTCAGGATTAAATCAGCAACCGCTGCAAATAACACAGCGGGAATACCTCTACCTCAATACACTGTAGCTTCTCTCCCTTCTGTAGAGACAGGCACGTTGATTTATGTATCAAATGGTGCAGCGGGTAGTCCTGTTGTGGCCTTTGGTGATGGCTCAAACTGGCTGCGTGTTGACACAAGAGCAGCGGTATCTAGTAGTTAGGAGAGTAGGATGACGCATTCAATAATAGATGATTATAAGGTCTTCCCAAGGCTTATGATGCTCGTGGTTACGATCCTAACTTATCAATCTGTACACTGGTACATGGGATTAGAATCCCCGACTAACGGTCAGGCAGGTCTGGTATCTGTGTGCATGGGCGCACTCACTGGTTGCTTCGGCATCTGGATGAATAAGGAGACGAAGTGATGGCTACTTTTAGCAACGCAGATTATTCTGGCCCTTTTTCAAGTAGATACGAAGAGCATCAAGCATTAGAGGGGAGTAGTGGTAACCGCGCTGCTCACACTGCAGCGCAAGCGGTACATAGTCGTGGTTTAAGGGCGCTCGAAAGACAAGGCAAAGGTCCGGGCGATACCTCCCTATATGGCACAAATGAAAACCCTATAATGCGTATGCTGAATATGCCGAAAGCTGCGCAGTTCACTGACCCCATTACTGAAAACCCTATGTACAATTACGGGATGCAGCCAAGACAAACTCCAAGTTTAGCGGAAATAGGTCCACCCAGCCAGAGAGGTATGGCTGGATCTGGAGGATTCTTTCCAACGCTTGCAGGGGTTGGCCCTGATGGTACTGCCACAGGTATTCAACAGATGGGTAATAACTACGCAGGTATAAGAGAAGCTGCGGGTATGGGGCTTGCAAACATTGCGAGCGGAGGNGCTTTTACAAGTGATCCTAATGTGAAAATACAGAAGTTTATGGACCAAGGATTTAGCCCAGACCAAGCGCGAAGGTATGTGCAAGGCACAGAAAACACCGCCGCACGTCTAAAACAAGATAAATTTCTCTACGGTGATCGCTCTAATGAAAGTGGCACTAGGGCGACACAAGAAACTGTTGCTACGGGAGATCCAGATCCAACCACAGATCCAAACTATATCCCACCTCACTTGCGTTACCTTATGAGGCAACAACAGCCTGTAACTACCATGAGTATGGGCGGGATTATGGCACTACGTCCTCAGATACAGCAACAGCAGTATGAGATGGGTAGGCAAATGGCTATGAGAGATATGGGAAAATCAGTATGATGGCATTACTTGGAAGTCTTTTAGGCTTCGGCACATCGTTCCTTCCAGAGATATTAAATTATTTTAAGGCTGGTCAGGAACATAAACATAATCTTGAGAGAATGCAGCTTGAGATGGATTTGATGTCTAAACGTGCAGAGTTAAAGATACAGGTATTAGATAAACAAGCGGACATTGAGGAAGTAAAGGGATTATACAGTCATGATATGGGACTTGATGGGGGGGGATTTGTCAATGCATTACGGGCTTCTGTTCGACCTGTTATCACTTATGTTTTCTTTGGTCTTTTTTGTGCCATCAAAATCACGGCGCTCATGGCGTTGATGAACTCAGGTGTTGATCTGGGTCGTGCGCTTTCGATGCTGTGGGACCCAGAAACTCAGGCGCTCTTTAGTTGCGTCCTCAGTTTTTGGTTTGGTGGTCGGGCGTTACAAAAATATATGAAGGTTAAAACATGAGCTTATATGAAAACATCCATAAGAAAAGAAAAAGTGGAAGAAAGATGAGAAAGAAAGGGGCTAAAGGTGCGCCGACAGCAGCCAATTTTGCAGCCGCTGCACGTACTGCTCGTAGCAAAAAGGGCGGCAAGGTAAAGAAAAAGTGATATGGGCAGCAATCTTTTTAGTATGTACAGAGGAAAATTGTATGTCTGTGGGCAGTCCTGTATTTCCCAGTAAAGAAATGTGTGAACTGTCGATTGGCGCTTATGGGGTAAATATNGTGAGGGAACGTTATTCAAATTATAATATTATTTCTTGGCGGTGTGTAAAACTTTTTGGAGATGAAACAGATGTTTAAATTAAGTAAAAGAAGTCTTAGTAGGATNGAAGGTATTGACGAAGAACTTCACGCGCTTGTGTGTCGTGCAATCCATGAAACTCCATATGACTTTGGCATCCCGCATCTAGGTGGCCTTAGAACGATAGAAGAGCAGCGAAAACTTGTAGAAAGTGGTGCGTCGAAGACTATGAAAAGCAAACATCTTGAGGGTAAGGCTTTTGATTTTATGGTGTTTCTTGGGCCTAGAGTTTGTTGGGAATTAAAATTCTATGACGATGTGGGCGATGCTATTGTAAAAACAGCGAAAGAACTTGGATTAAAACAACTGAGATGGGGTGGCGCTTGGCACATTGATAATATCTTAGACTGGGATNGAACCCTACTAGAAGCGCACAATGCTTATGTGAAGCTCAGAGTAGATCAGGGGCGGACTCCGTTTGTAGATATGCCTCACTTTGAATTGATGGATTAGTTCAATTGAACTTTTTCAAACTTGTGGTATGATTTGAGAAACATGAGGTAAAAATGCTACCATTTCTCTTCAGTTTAGGACTACCTGCTCTAGCAAGTACAGCNCAACTTGGGGCTTTANGNACTTTATCAGGCCCTGTATTGGCTGGCCTTGGGGCTGGTCTGGGTTCTTTCTTGGAGACTGGAGATATTGGCAAGGGCATAAAAACTGGCCTTACTTCTGC